TTCTTGTCTTAATAATAGCAGGTACCACCATTTCAAAGTCATCCTTCTGTCCAGTTCTGTTTGTGACATCAACGTGAGTACCTGAAGCAAAAATAGATACAACAGGTTTCTTTTTATTCTTTTCGAAATTTTTAACCAATTCTCCGAGATTATAATACCGATCAAACCACCATTTAAGTAGGTAATTGGGTATTACAGTGGATTTTTTGACACCCATCTTTTCGTCAAAATAATCTTTCATAAAATCACAAGTAACTGTAACCTCATCACACATATCGAGAATTTCTAAAATAGAATTACGAATCTCATCTGCAACAAAAGCATCTTTATTTCTATTAAAGTCAGGAATATCTTCTCTAAAAACAATATCGTCAATTTCATAGATAATTTTAAACCCGCCGTCTGGCATTTGACGAGATATCTCTTTAAGCATCTTAACAAAGTCTCTTTGTATAGGTGTAGCCTGACGCTGAATTTTAACTGCTTTTACTCCAGCATAAAATCTCGGATCGAGCACCATTGTAGTTAGTTCTAAAAGAACTGCCTTCTGATAAAGATTCAGCATTAGATTAGGAGCCATACAGCGATACCAAGAACATCCGCCGTAATCTGCAAGATAGTTAATAGCTCTTGATAACCCTTGTCCTGGTATTTCAGGTGGTGGTAAATCTCCATTAGGTCTAGCATGAAGCACTTGAGTAGTAGAGGGTATAAAAGGTGGTAAACCGATAGGTGCACCCATATTATTAGAAATACCAGATTGCTGGATAATGAATTGAGACATAAAGCTATGATAATAAATAGGTAAAGTTATTACGTTTTTCCAGAAATATTGTGTTATCAATTTTCTCTGTAATAGCTGTACCTCGATGAGTGATAATGTAGCAATTTTCGTTATGCTTTAAAGCTCTTTCTCGAAGAACGTCTAAAACTAATTCTACCCCTTTATCATCTAAAGAAGAATCTAAAAGTTCGTCATAAAAAATAGTCGAGAAGTGTACATCCCCTTGCATTCTACGAATATCTAAGAATGAGAACAAACAAGCTAAATCAATTCTCTTACGCTCCCCACCAGAGAAGTTAAAGTAGGATTTATGTTCTCCTTTTTCATCAGTAATTTGCTCATCAAAAAACTCATCGAATTGACACAAACAGTTAGCATGAAGTTTCTCGAGATAGTATGCCATTCTTCCATTAAGAACGGCTAAGATCTTTTTAACAATGTATGACTTAACGCCCTCTTCAGATACTACAAACTTAACACACTCGAGAACATTACATTCATGATCTAATTTTTCTAGATCAGCCTTTCCAGTTTTAAGCTTTTGTTCGAGCTCTTTTACAACATTTTCTAAAGCTTCATTTGTTTGTCCTTTAACCTCTTCAATTTCTTTTAATATTTCTTGAATATTTTCGTTGATAAGACTGATCTTAGTTTCAGTATTTTTATTATTGTTTAAGATATCTTTTACAATATTTTTATTATTTTGGATATCATTTATCTCTTTTTCTTTTTTAGCCTGAAAGGTGTTTACTTCATCAAGGGACTTTTGAGCAATACTAAGCTCTTTTGTTAGAACTTTTAATTTATTATTAAGCTCTTTTTTATTAGATTCTTTATGTTTAAGATCATCGTCAGAGTACGCTCTCTTACAGGTTGTACAAATAGCTCCAATCTTTTCAATTTCATTTAGCTGATCTTTAATATGACTAATTTTACTTTTAACATCAGCTAAAACTTGATAAGCGGTTTTATAAAGTTTTTGCGACTCTTGTAGTTCTTCATTGCATTGCTCAAGTTTGATATCAAGCTTTTCTATGACGTCATCAGGAAGAACTTTAATACTCTTTTTTAATTCATCAATTTTAACTTTACTCTCTTCAATACGTTTTGTTAAAGTTTCAATCTTTAATTTTTTTGTTTCTTCAAAAGCATCAAGCTGTTCTTTATTAAATTTGTATCCCTTTTCAATGCCCTCTACTTTAGTAAATAGCACTTCATAATCTTTTTTAAGTATGTTATGCTCTTCTCTAGCTTTCGAAAGCATATCTGAAAAGACTTCAAGACTAAGAATACTCTCGATAAACTTTCTCTTATCAATTTTAGACTGTGCCATAAAAGGTACAGTAGTATTGATAGTCATTATGACTGAGTTTTGAAATATTTTACCATTGGACATAACGAGTCTTTGAATATACTCGTTTGTCTTAGCCATAGTGGAACGGGTTATATCTTCCCCGTTTTTTGTCATATGACATTTAGTGGGACCAATAGTACGAATAATACAATATTGAGATAAACCGTTACCGTTTTCAATGTCAAAGTCTAAGATTACTTCACATTTTTTCTTAGTAAAAGAGTTTACAATAAGGTCTTTTGGGAGTTCCCGAATTGTAGTACCAAACAATGCAAAGTACAGTGCATCAGCAATAGTTGATTTGCCAACACCATTCTTAGAGTCCTCTTTGTCATAGTTAATACCTGTTATAACATTAACCCCAGTTTGAAAATTAATAGTTACTGGTGATTCTCCGACAGAGAGAAAGTTCTTAATAGTAAGAGATTTAAAATTTACTAAACGCACTCCTTATAGTATAGATACAATTTAAATATTTTAAACTACTTTATTTAGTAGCAACAATATCCCATCCAATAGTTTGGACTTGATAGCCTAGATCAGTTAATTTATTAATACAGTTTTGAAGCTTTGTTCCATGCCCGGTAAATCGAGTTCCTTCAGCATGTAAATGTTCAAAGTATAAATACTGTATTTGAACTTTATTAAAGTCAATACTATTAACAATATCAACATCCATACCTTCAGCGTCAATGTAAAGCCGATCAATATGTATGAGTTCGTGTTGTTTAAAGAGTGCGGTTAAATTAATTGCAGGGGTTTCAATAGCGGTATATGTGCTTTTAAAACATGAACTGTTGATAAAATCAATAGATGTAGTGCACTCTTCAGGAGTTGTTTCAGATACATAAAAGGTAACAGTAGCTCTATCATCAGTTACAATGGCATAATGAAGTACTTTTACTTTAGGTAAGTCATTATATGCTTCTCTACACAGTTCGACGTATTTTTTATTCCCATCGATAAGTATTGCTTTTTGAATAACACTGTAATGTTCTGTTATAAATGCTTGAACATGATCCTGTCCTTTACAACAGCCAATTTGAACTATATTCATACATTTACAATGTACAAACTAAAGTAGGCGGATCGGTAATTCGATACTGTTTCCAATTTTCATCCCACTCAGTATTAAATTCTTCCCATAGCATGTTATGTGTATCTGGCCAGGTGCGTTGTAAATAGTCATAATCATGTACAATAAAACATTTGGTCTGTTTTTTAAAGTGATTTAAACTTTTATTTCTGTCTGACCAATCTCCTTGATCAACAAAAATTAAATCGTAGTTGTGTTTAAAATCTTCCATATCGTATTTGGAGTCATAACTTGACATATAGTATGGTTTAACATTTTGTACATCTTTATAATAGAGAGGGAAGCATTGATCTGACCATACTTTATCTGTTTCAATGCTATCAATGAGAATGTTTTGATTATTTTTTGCAAAATAAGATAAAATAGCACTGCTACCCTTACCCATACCTAGCTCTAATATACGAGCAGTCGACTGTTTACAAAGTTCAGTACATTTTTTAAATAAAAAAGGTACGTGGGTATAATATGCAAAATATTGCACATCGTGTCTGTGTTTTTCGTCAGCAAGAAAATGCAAATCTGATAACTCATTAATTTGTGCAATTTCTTTATATATTTGTTCTATTTCTTGTAGTTGCATGTTGTAAAATTATAATATTGTTTTTGTTAAACTTTTCAATGTAGGAAGAGACATCTCATACTTTATCGTTTCTTAAGTAAAAATGCTACTTTACATGTCATTGTTTAATATTCTTAACTTAATAAGCTTTAATCTGAATCTGTAAAACGTTTCTTCCAACTCTCTATATAAAGATCAAGTACGTTCCAATCTACCTTATTACATTTGTCTATTTGTCTATTCAAATATTCAATTGTAATATTATTCCAATCTTTACAAAATACAATAGGTAAATGGGCGAACTGCCTAAAGCATTCATGATCTTCAACTATAGGTACAGAACGTAAATACAAACACTCCCATATTCTATGACTATCTACACCATTACCGTGCGGGCAAATAGTAAAATAGCTCTTAGATATATCTCTCCAATACTCATCGTTAGGCTTTTTACCCCACATAAAAATACCATTTTTACTTGTGATTTGATCACAAATAATACGCTTAGAAAAATTCGTACCTGAATCAAAATTTTTAAATACTAAATTATTTTTAATATTATTTTCACTACGAATATTGCTGATGAGCTGTTGATTGCCGTGAGGCCACTGACTATTGGCAATACCTATTGGTAATGAATGTAATTTAGGGTGATTTATGTATCTGTTTTGACAAAACCATTTTTTAATATTAGAAGATTCAATATATTTTAAATGTTGCTCATTAATACCATCATCTGAATTATGGGTGACAATAATAGTGCCTGGCTGTAAATGTAATAAAAATTTGTTCATAAAATCATGAACAAAGTGAGAGTAGATAAAAATTGTTTTATACTGTTTAACCTCTTCAACGGGAGTATCTGCTATACGTAAAAGTTTTTGTCCTTTATGTCTAAGCTGATTTTCAATAATCCAATTGCTTTCAGCAAAAAAACTTACTTCAGTTAAATTTTGAAACTCTTCACCTGATATGATATTCATTTTTTAATTAAAAGCTACAACAGAAAAAGCCCAATATAAATCTCTTTCGCTATGAATAATGTCTTTATATTTTAATTTATGTAAAACATCTTTAATATGAGACGGAAAAAATAAATGATAATGCTTTCTATTATTTTGCGGGTTCCAATATTCCATATCAGGGTGCGGTAGATATAAAAATAAAACCCCGTCTTTTTTAAGATGCTTTTTCCAATATTCTAAAGCTCCGACATAATCCGCTAAATGTTCAAGAGTGTGACTACTAAAAATGTAATCGTATTTTTTGGGGGGTAGATTGAACGCATCATATTCATCGTCAATAACAATATTGATTGGCTTAGCACCAGGTAGTGTCCACCTATTAAAACCACCTATATCTAATCCTTCACCGGTACAAAAGTGTTGGGCATAAGGTAGTATAAACGAGCATGCATTTCCTTTCTTAATATAAGAGGGATAAAGATTATTGTTATATTTAAATATATTTTTGTTCATAATAATTTATTGCTTTTTAAACACTGCTGTTAATATATTTTTATTTTCACCTTTACGTATAGTATCTTCAATTTCAGTAAAATTTAAACAACTAAAACCTATTTTTTTAAAGAAAGATATTAAAGATTTATCATTAAAATGATGTAAATGTTCATTCGGTCGTCTGTGTTTCCAATTAGTGAACCATTCATCTGAATGGTAGTGACACCAGGGTAAACTTATGTAGATGTAATTACATTTAATATTACATATTTCGTAAATATCTTTAAAATGTTCTAACACGTCAAAAAATGTAACAACGTCGTAGTGTTTGTCTGTTAAAGATGTTACTTGTTTAGTACCTTCGGGTGGAGGGAGTGTTGTAATGTCGTATCCATAGCACTCAGGTATAATTTCTTTACATACTTTTAAAAAATCTCCTGAGCCGTATCCTACATCTAAAATAGATGTAGGGATATGGCCTATACTACCTATTAGGTATCCTAGTCTAAGATAGCCCATACTAAGGGATTTAGGATACTTATAATAACTATTTTTAATATAATCCGCATCATAGGTAATAGTATTAAAATTTAGTTGATGAATAACACCACATTCATCTATTTTATAATTATCTAGCATAAAAGAGTATTATATGATACTATCATAACAAATCAAATTATTTTATTTCAATGTAATTTGTATTTGAGAATGTGTATGTATTGTTTATATGTGGCAAATATCTTGTAGGTGTAATAATATCTATTTTAACATCACTATCCGTTTGATATTTTATTGTTGATGCTAAAACTGATTGACCTGAAAACAGAGCTACAAATTGTTTAGCAGATGCTATAACGTCTGAATATGTTTTTAAATCATTAATATCTATTGTAGATATATTTTCATTTTTACAAAAATCTTTACTGTAGCCTATTTTAGAATTAGTAATATAAACTATGTCTTGTTTTTTAATGCCAAGGCTTGCTATAGAGTTTTCTATTTTTTGAAGATCATATTCGTGCTGAATACTGTGTGCTGTAAAATTAATTAAAACTTTATCTTTATATTCTTCAATATACCTTGGTGTATAATAAATTTTAGGATATTCATAATCTGTATCAAACCCGTACACTTTTTGTAAAACTTGTATGTGATTAACAGAATTATTTTCAAATTGTCTGCATCTATCTAACCACGATAAGTCTGTAAAATCTATTTTTTCTTTTTCAATATACGGATTTAATTCCCATACAAAATTATTAATGTCCTCGTTTCTATAAGCATTGTGTTTAGATAGATAACATTTTATGTTATTTTGAGAGCATAACTCTGGTATGATGGAGTGTGCTAAATTATCTCCTAAACCTCCCCAGGGTTGATATATAACTATATTCCGTTCCATTCTGGTAAATATATAAACGGATGAAAACTTGTACAGTGCTTAGTGGGATAAAAAATATTTTTAGCATTACTTAAAAATGCAATCCACCAACTAAATGTACCATTACTAATGATAATATTATTACATTTTCTACCAAAATTAATTGTGTTAATTGCAGTATCTTCGTATATGCTCATATTATACTCTTTAACTAATGTCTGTATAAAATTACTAGTAGGTGAATCACTTGAAATAAAGATTTTATCATATTTTATTTTAGATATACACTCTCTGTAATAATCTATACCCGGGTTAAAACGCTCAGCGTCATCTAATCTTACATGAATAAACAGATCGTTATTTTCATGTTTATCTAAATTAAACAAAGATTTAATATCTTGTTTATATGTTTTTATAAAATCTATATTTTGAAAGAATCCTTCGTATAAAATACCGTGATTCAGCTCATTATTATATTGAAGTAGCGGCATGAGATGTTCATCATTATAATAAACATATGTCTCATTTATCTTCGTACCAGAATAAAAATTAAAGTTAAGAACTTTACATTCTTCAGTACTAAAGTATTGATGTACTTTATAATTGTATTTTTTTGCTAATAAAGCTAAACCAACATTTTGAAATATGTGATTACCTAAACGGGCACCTTGAGTTTGAATTAATCTTAACATTTTTATTGTTTAATAAAACATGTTTGTCTGCCTTTAAATAGTAATTTATACTTCTTTTCTAGAAGAAAAGGTATTAGTAATTTACCTTTACCTCCTAGAGATTCCTCATCATTGTGAAAACCTTTTTCAAAAGTAAAACCTACATCAGTATCGTCAATTAAAATAATAGCATCGTCATTAAGTTTATTTTCAGCAACTTCAAACGCTTCAAGATGTTTTTCGGCATGATTAGGTAATTCAACATCCCATGCATCTAGATATAAAAAATCAATTTTAGAAGTAAAATCTTTTAAAAATTTTATACCATCTCCATTATAAACGTTAGACTGCTTATTTAAATTATACTTTTTAAGTTCTTTTAATGTTAACTTAGAACATTCAATATCGATATCAATAGTATGAAACTCTTTAGCCGATCGAGCTAAAAGTAAAGAACTATGACCATCATTACAGCATTCATAATTGTATTCATCTAATGGATGATCGCATGGTTTTCTCATCGACCCTATCTCAACAATAATAGGCTCTTTTACTGTAAGAAAACTTAAAGCTTTTTTAAGAAAAGTATAAGGTCTTTTTCGAATAGATTGATTAACATTATACATAATAATATTTTATATTTTATATAATGTATTTCAACATATAAAATTTTCTAATTTTTTAGAATGTATATGCAAATTGCATATAGGTATCTTGTTATCGTTATATATAACGTATGGAACTTTATCAAAAATAACTTTAATTTTATTGTGAATAATTGCAGCTCCTGAATAATGAACCTCATCGGCATAACCAGGTGGTTGATTATGGTTTGTACCACCTAAATGCTGGCCGTAAGACGCTCCATCAAATAGTGTACCAGTTTTATCAAAATTATCATTGCTAGGTTCAAACGGCAAAGTAGGTAAATAATCAATTGTGCCAGGCTTATAATTGTATATGATATCAATTAATTGCATCTCTGATAAATGGGGATACTTTGTTGCCTGCATTACATGACTGTAACTTTTTGTTAATAACTGATCTAAACATTTATTAAATTTCGTAAAATACTCTAAACTATTACAATAAACAAAACCAGCTGAGGCTATCTGATATCCGACCCGTGTAAAATAAATTGAAGGGGGTAAACTGTCTAAATGCTTAAAATCAGAGTATACTAGATTGTCATACTCCAAGTGAATAAACTTCTCAATATTATTATCTCTACAATATGTATAGAGTACAAACAATCTAAAAAGAGAAGTATACCAGAACGGACACCAAACAAGAGGTGTATAATACTCTTTACACTTTCTATAAAATTCAATTGATTCTTCTCTTATATAATTGTTGATATAATCATTAGATAAAATAATAGGCTCGGTATTCAGGTATTTTTTTGTTTGATCTATGCTTATCTGAGCATAGGGAGGTATTTGTTCAAATACCCATTGATTAGGAGTAAATTCGTGACCATATGGTAATTTTTTATAGTCAATATGTACGTATATAGCTTTCAAAGTTAAATTTTCCAAGAGTGTATAGATAGTATAGATTTATCTGTTTTGCATGCATTTGCAATTGTGTTTTTAATATCTACATCGTTCCAATCTTGTCCTTGATTGAGGTCTCTACCGTCATTAATTTGTTCAAGATGTTTAAACGTATACAAATTAGGGTAAAATTCGTTTACATAATTAGCATATGTTTCATATTCTGAAAAATGGTATACTGCATTAAGTCTAGTGCCTATTTTTAGTAAAAGATCTTTAGCTGTAGTACATCCCGTACGACTTAAAAAGCTTTTTGTAATATTTTTATTAAAAAGTCCTAAATCCCCAATACCGGTATGGGTAAGAGATTTATTAAGATTAAATGTATTTTTATTAAAATGAAAATATGGAAAATGGTTTTGTTTCCATCCGTAGTACCAAATAGGTTTTTCATTTATAAATAGGTTTATTTTTTTTAAAATAATAGTATCACTGTCTAAAGCAAAATAGTATTCTGATATACATTGCTCAAAAAACATTTTTAAGAATTGCTGATAAGTCCAATTAGGTCTAAAAGATATAAACGATTTATCTGGTACATCTAATACGTCTCTGTCATTTATATAAATTATCTTACTATCACTTACCTTGTTTTTAATGCTATGAGGTGAACATACAAATATATTTTTTGAATCTAAATTGTTTAAAGCATACTCTATAACATATTTTAGTTTAAGTTCATCTTTTTCTGCTACAGGTATAAACAAATCGTAATTGGTATTATCTGTTACTTTATTTTTAACATAATCTTTATTATACAGTTTGGGTAATGTTTTAAAACTACCAAAGTATTGTTTTTCTATTTCTTCTTCATTATTAAATGGTTGATACCATTTACAATTATTAACTGTAGAGCGTTTAAGTAAAATGTTTTGTACATAGTTAAACCAAAGATGTCCTATGATAATATTACGTTTAAATACATCTTGATTGTAATAATTTTCCACGGAATCTTGACTTGATACACTTTGATGTTCGATATGGAAGCAGACCGGGGGGAGTTTATTAATATTTTTACACTTACATAATAAGTTAAACATTGTAAAGAAATATGTATCCCAGTAAAAGCTGCCTAAGATTAAATCTTCAAAATTATTGCGCACCTGTAACCAGGTTTCTTTTTTAACTAAAAAAGCATCAAAACCATGAACAGAGTACGATTCTAATACAGGTTCTTGAGATAGGGAATCTATATCTTCAATATGCATTCTAGTGATGGGGTAACACTCTACCCCATCTTCAAGTATTTTTAATACGCGATCAGATAAAATAATATCATTATTTAAAAATAAGAAATAGTCACAATCAGTTTGAGACAAAACATCAAATATTTCTTTTACTGATGGTAACTCTTTTTGATTGTTGTCAATTTCTCTTTTCTTTAAGTTATATTCTATTTTTAAACCTTCGTGCTGAAAGTAATTATGTATAAGTGTATTAGACTTAATAGTTAACTTATTAAGTGTAGTGAAATTATCGTACTTTATATTTTCAGTATTAAAGCATATATTGTATAGTTGAATATTAGGGTTTTTGCTTTTAATCTTTAAAAGACTTTCAATACAAAAACGCTCTCTCTTTACGAGATCTTCATATTTTTTAAAACCATTTATACCAATAGCAATTTTCATGACTTAAATTTTTTAAGTTTAGTTATAACCCAATCTTTATTAACGTCTGGTATTTGATTGACCATTACACCGTGCTTTTTCACAAAATATTCCCATTCTTTTTGGATTCTTTGTTCCCGAGATCCATCTGGACGATCGCCCTGAAGTCTTGAGACAGCATTCGGATTATTCATTATTAGTTCATCTGAACCTGTAATATCAGCAAACCACCAAAAAGGTGCTGCATAGTCTTGTCGGGACTCTCTATAAGCTAAATCAATATCAAAAGGATCTCTAAAATTTGTATCATACAGACCGGTCTTTTCATAACAAGTTTTGTGGTGATAGGTAAACTCATTGCACATATTTTTATAAAAAGATACACTGATATCGTTTTTATATTCAACAGTTAGACGGGGCGTACGTTTACCAGGCTCACCTGATTCCCAAGAAGTAGAAACAAAAGAAAAATATTTTAACCCTGATTCTTTTGAAGCTAGAATGTATTTCTCAAAAATATCTGGTGATTTTAGTAACATATCATCTTCGATGATAAAAATATGTTCGCAGTTTCTTTGAAGTAAAAAGTTAATACAGTCATTTCTACAAACAGATGGATAGACGTTTTCAGTATGTTGTATCCAATTACCGTTGTAATTTTCTATATATTTGTTTCCACCGTTAACAGTAACAAGTGTATTAATTTTATTGAACGGTAGTGTTTCGTGTAATTTTTTGTAATAGGATTCTGAATTATAGGTAACTATACCTACGCCAATTTTTTCTTTCATTGTTTTTGGGCTAAAACCCAACCTATACATGGTCGGTTTATGTCATTGTTAAGTTTTATTTGTGTATAATCAGGCCAGGACAAATATGTATATATATGTTTAATATAATCTTCATTGCCCCATTGCCCTGAAACCAATATCTTAAAATTGTTTTTAATTAGTAAGTATATAATATACTGCACTGTAATACCAGTGAAAAAATAAAAGGGCTCACCGTGAGGTATGTTTATTACTGGAAAGTTACTATAAAAATAACCACCGGTTATTAAATGTTTTTTAATATTTTTAATAGATTCTTCAATTTCCATTAAGTGTTCAAAAATTTGATTTGCAAAGCAAAAATCAAAATCTTTATCTAAATTACTATCATGTAAATTTTCTATATCATGTTTATCATTAATCCAATAATCGCAGTCAACCCATTTATCTTTAGGGAACATTTTACATTCTGGATCATATAAACCACCAAAGCTTAATAATTTTTTTGATGTTAAATTAAATTGCTTTACGTATTGTGAAAAATAAAAGGTAGCAGGCAGCCGAGCTGCGTCTTTATTTTTCCAAAAATTTAAATCTGTTATTTTGTTTTTAACAAAATTAAAATCAAACTCTTTACAAAAGTTTAAATTTTGTTGATGTATATTATAAACTGTTTGTACATTTATTTTGTTCATAATTTTGGTTTTATTTTTTTTAGATAAATCATAGTTTCTTCTTTTGTAGATGTTATAGCGTGAGGATTCCGGACGTCAAAACCAAATTTTTTAGCAAAGTGATCTGCTGCTTTATGAAAATTTTCAATCCATTTTTGATCTTTACGAATTTCACTACCAGAATGACCTTTATCTATTTCTTCTATATAATTGCTACTATCTGCAATGTCAGCAAACCAACGAAACGGGGGATGCATACCCGCTTTAATGATAGCAGCTGTATGATCAACATGTTCCATAGCATTATAATAAAATTCATCCATTAAACCTATTTCTTCAATACATTTTTTTGTATACATTGAAAAAGCCCCATATACGTTGGGATATAAACATATAGACACATTTGGTGAATAGTCAATTTTTAAACGAATTGCAGGTGTACCGTCGGGTTTATAGTTATCTACACCGTGAAACGCAAAATTGAAATGCTGAATACCTGATAACTTTGAAGCGTTTATATATTTTTCAAAAACTATTTTATCCTTTATAATAATATCATCCTCTAAAAGAAAAATATAGTCATTATCTTTAAGTAGATTTAGTGCTTGGTTTTTTGCCTTACCAACACCCTGTTTCGAGGGAGTATTGTTATGTACAAAAAACTTACCTCCGTCTAATTGTTTTTCTCCATCGTTAACAATAACAATATTACTCGTAGAAATTCCAACAAGAGACTTGATTAATTTTTTAAGATAATCAGGTCTATCACACGTAATAATACCTATTCCAATTTTAGTGCTCATTTACAGTTTGAGAAATTCTATAAAGATCAATACATTTATTCAGAATATCTTTCTTAGGCACTGGTGTATCTAAAAGATTAACAAACTCATGCAAGGCAGTATCAATATCTATAGATACTTCGTTAAGCTCAGTAGCAGATAACTGTACAGATTCGAAAATATTAAAATCAGTTCGAACATGTCGGGGTTTATACTGATTAAACTTAGAAAGCATTAAATTTAAAACCTGCTCGTTAACATTTCTATCAATACAAAGACTCACAAAGTTATTTTGTAATTCATCAGAAACGTTTTCTAAGTTAATTTTATTATCAAGAAGATCTGATATTTTAATTTTTTTATGTTTTGGTGTTGTATGATTCTCTACTAGCTCAAGTGAAAGGTTATCAGTATCTAAAATAGTAAAACCTTTTGTTTGTTCTCTATCTCCAAAATCTAATTCATAAGGTGAACCGAGATAGATAATTGATTTACCATTTGTATACTTTCTATGGTCTCGGCAATGAAAATGCCCGGTAATAACAAGCTTGGATTTATCCAATAACGACTCACTCTCAAACCCATGATCACATACTTTGTGAGAGCTCATTTTAAAATTAAGAATCTCAAAATGACCTACAATAATATCACATAAAGGAATCTCTTGTAAATCTATTCCCCAAGGACAGAATACAAATTTTTTGTTGTTTATTGTTTGTGCAACTAATTCTTGATACACAGTGACATTTTTATACCCATTAAGAATAGATATTGAGTTAATATCTGACTTATCTTTGTAATAACAGTCATGATTACCAGTTATAGTTACAATGTTGTAGTTAGAAAGTATATCAAAGAATTTACGAGCACAATGAATAGTATTAACTCCAATCTCATGACGATTGTGAAAAATATCTCCAGCTATAATAATATCCTTGATATATCTAAGCTTTAACTCTTGATCAAGCCATCGAGCAAAGTCTAAAGCTATTTCATGCCAAGTATGAGCGTTCTGATGCACGCCTAAGTGTATATCAGAAATACAAGCTACTTTGTTCGAACTAAAATGCATCAGGCGTTCTCTTGACGGTACGAATCGTCATAATCACTATCAAACTTTGTATTTTTCTGAGAAGGGATTTGACCTGACTCAGTTAAAAGGGTATATACCTCAGTTTGATAACGATGAATAGTGTCATGCTCTTTCTTTTCTTTTTTAATACGATTCTGAAAAGCTCTATAAGCTACCTTTGTAAAATAAGAGAAAGGGTTATAACCAGACTTACACTTAAAGCGCTGACGGGTTACTGCTGTTATCATCTTTATAATAGCATCTCCGATCATTTCTTCTTTATAAGAATAGTTAATAAAATTCTGGGCATAACCAAGACGGGTAGCAATCTTTTGAATCATGTCAGCTAATTCAGAAGGTATATCTTTACCTCCCTGTTCGTAATACTGGATAATAAAATTTTCCATCTCGATAGGATCGACGTAATTAGGTTTTAACTCCTCTTTAGTTCTCCTTACACGTTTCTTTTTTTTCTTTGGTTCAGAATCCCATAAAGAAGTAAAGTCCTCCTCATTCGGATCATTAACAAATTCTTCATCTTTTATTTTTCTTTTACGAGGAAACGGCATAATAAGTAAGTCTATTATAAATTGACAATAAATCAACTCTCTGTTAATTCAGTGACAGAATAAGGTATTTGTTCTCTATCGTATAGAGCTAATCTTTCTACCATATGTTTGTTACCGTAACGAAGGTTATCCCAAATATCAAAAATTGTAGCTAATTTCTTACTGGAATGTTTTCTTAAACTTCTGCCAATAGACTGAATAATTTTAATACGTGCTTTGCCAATAGCAGCAAAAATAATATTATGAAGGTTCTTAATATTAATACCTGTAGAGAATATCTTAGAGATAGCAATACAAGCTACATTATCGTGTTCTTCCATAAGCTTACGAATCATTTCTCGTTCTTCAATTTCAATAGCACCATGTACAAAGTGTACTTGCTTATTGGTACTTTCCCGTAATACCCTTAATAACTCTTCCCCATGAGCAATTCTATCTACCATAATAAGAGTATTTTTATCTGACTTATTAACTAATTTTATAATGATTGCGTTTCTATACGGGTTAGTTTGTAACCAGGTTATCTCCTCTTCATAACCTGCAGTTGGATTATGCATAGATGGTGTAGTAAATTGAGGGATGTTTTTATAGGTTAATTTTAAAGCAGCTACATGAACTTGAGAAATATAATTTTGATCTCTCAAATCTATTGATTCTTTAAAATAGATAACTCTACCTATCTTCCCGAAAATGTTCCATTGGTCGATTTTATAGTCTGGCAGAGTTCCTGTAAATCCGTAGCGAAAAAGTGCAGGAATTTGCTCAACAACTTTGTTAATTTTGTTTCCATATTTTAGTTTGTGTACCTCGTCAATAACAAGCAATTTAATATCTTTTAGTAAAGATAGATCTTGTTTTTCAGAGAGTAAAATTTGTGCATTTGAGATTACTATCTTAGCATTCTTATCTGGTTCTGTAGAGCCAGTCCACTTAGTAATTTCGGATTCCGGTATTCCGTAGTCAATAAAGTCAGAGTACGTTTGCGCAACAAGCTGTATATCAGGAACAAGTATTAGAGCCTTAAAGTCGTGTTGATCCTGGATAGATTTAACTAAAGTAGCAATAACAAGAGTTTTACCTGCTGAGGTAGGTAAAATAATAACCCCTGATTTGTTTTTTAAAGCTAACTTAACCGACTCTTCTTGATAATCTCTAAGATCAAGATTTAGTTTTGTTAAATTCTCTTTTAATTCAGGTATAAAAATTATATCTTTAAACTTGTCTGTTAATTCAATATTGAATTGAATATCTTGGTTTTGTAAAAATTCTAAAATAGAAAATATCAAACGAGGCTCAAACCTACCTTGAGGGGTTATAGCATAAAGTCTGGTCTGAGGTCTATAACCTATAGCGTAACGGCGCTTAAAGACTTGCTGTTTGTCTTCAACCGAAAAATGCTCTCTAATATTCGGTAAGTAATCTGAGACTATTATACCTTTCTTTCGAGTAGAGTCGTAATCAAGAGTTATTTGTACCATTATGTAGTTTCAAGCTTAACTATCTCAATAAGGTTTTTAATATCGAACGAGATAGATCTAAAGTTAGCTTCAATCTTTCCTAGATACTCAACAACAAGTTCATGTTCAGCAATTTGACTGTCGATCTTACCCACTAAAGGGTGATGTTGTTGAGCTTGTTCTAAAGTTTTAGGGTTAAGACCAACAGGGGATTCATGCTCAAGTTTATCAGCAATTTTTTTCTGAGCTTCTTTTCTAAGTCTTTTTAATTTTAAAATTTCTTGTTTGTGGTACATAAGACGACCAACCCAGTAGTGACGCGTAGCTGGCAAATCCATTTGGATCTGTTTCATGTTAAACTCATTAACAGATACATATTGTTTGATCTCTTCACTATATTTTGCTATTAATAAAATTGGTGTTTGTTCTTGTTCTTCCATAACTATTACCTAATATAATAGTAACTTTTAGAGAGTAAACAACTTAAATAATCTATATGCAAACCTTTAAGCAGTATCTTTTAGAAAAAGAAGAAAAACGTAGATTAGATCCAAAATGTTGGAAAGGTTATCGCAAATCTGGTACTAAACTTAAAGATGGTACTAGAGTAAATAAGTGTATAAAGGTAAACAAATGATTAGCTTAGAAAAAATAATATTAGATGTTTTAAAAGAAGAGAATATGGCTGGTGGTGCCGGTTCAGCATTCGGTCCCGGTGTGCAAGCAACAGCTACTCAGTTTTCTGGAGATAATTACGCCCCTGGGGATGCCCGGGTACCTAAGAGTCTATACGGTGGTATTGTTACTCGTGGAGGCTTAATTAAGCGCAGAAAGAAGCGTAAAAAGAAGCGTAAAAGTTAATAATGGATACTGGTCATTGGTTGTTAAATGAAGATGTTTACATTTTTGAAAACATGTTTGGTTTCATTTATGAAATAACTAACAAAGTTAACGGCAAAAAATATATTGGTAAAAAACAGTGTGTGCGTAAGATAAGACGCAAACCACTTAAGGGTAAGACCCGCAATAGGATTGATCATAAAGAATCAGATTGGAAAACCTACACATCTTCTTCGAGCGAACTAAACGAAGATATTCAAAAATACGGTAAAGATAGCTTCGAGTTTCGTATTCTTAAAATATGCGGATCAAAATGGGAGCTCGGGTATGAAGAGATTAAAGAACAGATAGCTCGAGATGTGCTCCGCAGGAATGACTATTACAACGGAATTATTAATGTGCGTATCGGGACTCCTCCTAAGAGTCTCCTTAAATAATACACAATGACTCCAGTTAGTGAAAAAGTATCTGTGTTTAAGCCTGTTTCGAGGTGTCTATACTGTAATTCAACCTCTTATGGTAAGGGGTGTAGATTTGCGCCCAAGGGTGTTCACTTTCATCCTCAAGACCCTAAAAGGTGCTCCTATTGCGGCTCTACTTCTTATGGTAAAGGCTGTAAGTTAAATCCATTTTCAGATATCCATCTTCATGGTATTGACTACAATAAGATGTTCAATGAATCTATGAAAAACAAGTTTCTACTCTCTACACTTAACAAAGACTACAAAGAGTTTGAAGCTTATAAATTAGGTATAATAAACAGTAACGGTGATAAGATTAAAGAGCCTGTGACTGAACAAGAACAAGCTGCTTACTCACCAGAAACAAAAACTATTCTCAAAGTTAAAAAATATTTAGGTTCTAAACTAGATCTCATAAATCAAACCGCTATTCTTGAATCAGCCTCCAAACTGAACTACAATAAAGAAAATCATAAAACAGTCTTACGTTACGAAGAAAAGATTAATAATATTATTGCTGAGCTTTACGAAACAGCAGAAGAGGCTCTAAAAGAAGGCTTGAGTATCGAGCAGGTTCAAGCATTATTATAATAATGCATTTTATAGAATATCCTAAATCAAGAGTGTGTGGGATTGATTATTACCCTTACTTTATCGATGCTCTTAAAGAATCTTATGCTTTTTGTAAAAAATATAAGATCCCTTACAGCTTTAAAAATAAAGATATACAAAAATTCTTTTATCATTATTGCTTAGAAAAGCTCTGTTACGGATACAAAAAATGTGATTCAAAGTACCCTAAAGCGTTTGTTATATATCCCTTACCTAAAAATGTAGGTTTTACGGATAAACACTTTCAAACGATTTTGAAGGTATTACCTGTTCCCTGGGTCAAGGTCAGTTCATTTGATTCTGCAGATGCAGAAATGGCTCTAACTCGAGTTCTTAATGTAAATCGTCTGGTGAGCTCTAAGTTAGAAAAGTTTCTGAATAGAAATGCCCTCTACAATTTTCAAAAGAAAAATAAAAAATCTAAAACTTTTTCTTTAGGATCAGTGGATTTACCCGAAGCAAAAGATTAATTGCATGTATGGAAGATTGGGACTTCGCCAATTAGATTCTAGAAATATATAGTTCCCGATTAAATAATACATATGAGTAAATTTGATGCCGTTTTTAAAAGAATAGAAGAAATGCTGCCTGTTACACCTGGACAGCCTCAACCAAAACCTGCACCTAGTGCAGCAGCTGCCCAGCAGCCTCCTATTGATCCAAAGATTGTACAAGAGCTAATTGCTGCTAAAACAGAACAACAGGTTCAAATAGCTCTACAAAAAATGCAAGCATTACAAGCTGCTAAACCCAGCCAACAACCTGCTCCAAATCAACAGCCAGCTGTCTAATGGACAAAGTAATTGTCAATTTAATTAAAATACAGAACCAGTTAAGAATACTGCACTGGCAGACTCTTTCTTATGCTGCTCACAAAGCTTTAGGTAAAGCATACGAAAGCCTTGATGAATTGATTGATAGTTTAGTAGAAGTTCATCAAGGCAAATACGGAAGATTAACCTTTGAAACCCCTATCGATTTAGGTTTAGTTAATCAAGATGAAATAGATCTTGAGGATATTTTAATTCAATTGAATGATTACCTATCTGGTCCATTCAATGAGATGCATGACCCTGTAAAAGATACCGATTGTCTCAATATTAGAGATGAAATATTAGCTGTTATTAATAAACTACGCTATCTCTTAACACTTAAATAGTTAAGCTTTTACATTTAAAATAGATAAATATCTAATATGTACGAGCTGTCATTTAGTGACTTTTTTAAAACATCTACTCTCTTATCGGAAGGGGGGAATATATTTTCAAGTCGCCGGATTAATAAGTCTGAGGTTATGCCCACGCTCAAAAAAGCTCAAGAACTTACTGGTTTATCATTACTTGATAATACACTCGGATCAACCGGGAAGACAGAAACATCAGGAGATTTAGATGTAGTTGTGGATAGCAATAAAACAAACAAAGACGAATTTATTAAACATCTCATATCTAAAGGTGTTGATCCATCCCATCTTAAAAAAACAGGTATTGAGGTTGCCTACAAATCTCCGATATATACGGCTAATGGCGAAGAGACTGGGGATTTTGTTCAAATAGATTTCATGTACCATGATGATCCTGGTTACTTAAAATTTTATTATGCCAATAATGAAACACCTCCATATAGGGGTGCTCATAGAAATATAACTCTGGCATCTATAGCTAAAACTAAAGGTTACTCTTTATCAATGAAGGGGCTTGCAGATAGGGAAACAAAACAAATTATTACTAGAAAACCAGATGAGATGGCAAAAAAAATTCTAGGAGAAGATGCTACTCAAAAAGACCTATTTAACCTTCCTTCTATTATTAGTTATTTAAGAAAGCATTATTCTGAAGAAGAAATAAAAGCAATGGTGCAAGAAGCAGAAAAAACAATAGGAATTAATATTTTATGATTTCATTTAAAAAATATTTTAAATACACTATAGATGAAGCTAAAGAGGGGGATAGAGTTGGTATATCTCATCTATACTCATTGAATAAACCAGAATTATATTCAATGGATTTTTTAACATTTAAGAAGTTTATAAAATATCTTAAGCAAAACGGTGGTAAAATTGATCCTACTAATTCAACTGTATCTGAAAAAGTTGACGGTATGGCCTTAAAGGTTGGTAATGATGAGCAAGGTAAATTTTATGTTCAATCTAGCTATTCTGGTAAGGTATATGAACCTCGAGAATTTTTAACTGCTGTTAAATTTCCACCCGCTCAGCAAGCATTTATGAGTAGTTTTGATCGTATAAAAAGTATGATTAAACCTATCATAGGCAACTCGCCGTGCACAATACAGCTTGAGTGGTTGTACTCTCCAAACGCTACTAAAATTAATGAAAGACCAGGTATGGTTTCTTTTGTAGTATCTGGTTACAAGACAAGTAAGCTCGGCACTTGGTCGACTTTTGTTATTTTAAATATTAATTGTCAAGAGATAGATGCTAACGAAATAAAATCAAAAATGCTCAAATTGAGTAATGATGAAGTTAAATTTATACTCCCTAATGTTGAGATGTTTACATCTATAGATCTCTCTAAAGAAGTAAGAGATGCGGAAGTGTCTATTAATAAAATTGAATCTTCGAAGTTACCAGAGCAAATAGAGCAACTTAAAGGTAATAGAAAGAGAGAAGCAATAGCAAAACGTAAAGAGCTTGAGCAACAACTTGCAGCTCTAAGATTACCTATACAAAAAGAAATGTATAATAAGATTGTTTCTAATCTTGTTAAAACAGAAGGTATTTTGGGAGATATAGAAGGTTATGTTATTAAGGCGGGGGATATAACTTTTAAAGCTAATAACCCTGAGTTTATGAAATCCAAATTTGATGTATGAGATCTTTTAGCAATTTTTTTACAGAACAAACTAGAGACGGTAAACTTGTAATTATTTACTCAGGTCGCTTTCAGCCTGCCCATAAAGGTCACGCTATGGCTTATAATGCCCTCGTGCAGGAGTATCCAGAGGCAGATGTATGGGTGGCTACATCAAATGTTGTTAAAGAGGATTCTCCTTTTAATTTTCAAGAACGTAAATTTTTGTTGGAAAAAGCAGGTGTTCCTGGAGATAAAATAGTACAAGTAGTCAATACCTACGTAGCCAAAGAGATTTCCTCGAAGTACAATGAACAAAAAGACCATCTTATATATGTTGTCTCTCAAAAAGACGCTGATCGTTTTTCCTATAAGCCAAAAAAAGATGGAACAATGCCCTATTTACAAAAGTTAGAAAATGTGAATGAACTTTTACCTATGGGGGAGAAAGGATATGTCAAAGTTGGTAAAACATTCCCTTTTAAAATACTCGGTAAAACGGTAACTGGGGCCACACAAATTAGAGATATGTACAAGCATGTTTCAGAGCCAGAAAGAAAACAAATTATTGTAGACCTTTACGGAAAATTTGATGACGGTATTTATAACTTGTTTAATAAAAAGTTGAAATAAGTTCCAGAGGTAGTATAATACCTCTATATGAAAACTAGTAGTACCGTAACCTTAGATCTTAAACAGGAGGAAGCTAATACATTGCTTGAAGCTTTATTATTTGCATCCTCCATTAATGTTGGAGCAAATTGGTCTGAAAGAGATATTAATAAAATGGTTACTCTATCTAAGAAACTTAAACAGCAATTAAATGGCTCTACTAAACTAGATCATATTGTATTTTACGAAGAAGAAAATTACGAAGATAAATGGTCTCAAGACGTATTTAACTTTTTTAGAGATAATTTAAATATAGTACCTTTACAGCAAGCTTAAAATGGTTAGATTTCAGTCAACAAAGATTATAGAACTTGGCTCTTGTGCATTCAGGCAATGGCGAGCAGAAGGTACTCATTGTAAATATGTACATGGCTATCAGCTTAAGGCTAAATTCTGGTTTGGTTGTCAGGGACTAGATGATAAGAATTGGGTTATTAATTTTGGAGGATTAAAAGAGGTTAAAAAGGTATTACAAGATCAATTTGATCACACGCTTTGTATTGCTCAAGATGACCCATTACTACCTAGTTTTGTTCAATTAGCAGATAATGGGGGATGTCAGCTTCGTATTATGGATGGGGTAGGTATTGAAAAGACGGCTGAATGGTGCTTTAAAACTGTAGATCCTATGATAAGAAGCATGTCTGTAGGTCGTTGCTGGCTTAATAGAGTTGAAGTGTGGGAACATGAACTAAATAGTGCAATATATGAAAAAAGATCTTGAAGTAATTACAGCTAAATTTGAACAAGTATGGCCTAAAGACCGTAAGATAGGTTTTTGGGAATTTTTATCTTTAGTGTCTGTCTTGATTTTTGCCTTACTTTATCTATTATTGTTTAATCCTATTGGGTGGGTTGCTATTGTAATCTGTTCATTACTTTTTAAATTTATTATTGGTGCTTAAACATAAACAAATTTTAAAACATCTCCTGGCACAAAAGGATGTTTGCGTCGTTGTTTAACAGTCCATGTTTTATTTTGCAAAAACTTATATACACAACTTCGATCTATTTTGTAAGTATTACTAAAATGGTTTTTATTGCGAAATAAACCTAGTAATTCATTATTTTTATAAACCTTAAAAGTATGATCTTGATAATTTTTATAATCTAAATTATTAAAAGTCTTCTTAAGAGATGCTTTCCGTCTTTCTTGATGTAGTTGTTTTTGTTCAGTAGTTCTATTTTTAATAGATTTTTTTATGGCATCACTGTGTTTTTTACCGTAACGTTTCTTTATAAGAGACGTTTTGTTTGGTAAGTTTGCTAATGTGTCTCCTCCTGCTGCAAATCTTTTTACATTATAATATTTCGGTTTTTTACCGTATAACAATTCTTCGTTTTTAATCATATCTAAATACTTTTGTTCTTCTTTAATTAGGTTGTTTGTAAACTTTATAATTCGTCTTTTAAAATCTTGAGGTCGTTTTTTGTATGCTTTTAACATTCTTGATGACGAACAAATATATCTATCATTTACATTCCCCTTATGAGAGCCAATGTAATACAGTTTTCTTAATTTATCATACCAAATATAAACAAAACCTATATATGTCATATTAATATTTATTTAACATGCTAAGGTTTTTAAATTAAATATTGATTAAAAATAAGTTTATACTATACTTTATAGGTATGAGTGAAAATGATTATCTTTTAATTTCAGATGACGGTCCCGGCTTTAGCACTATTGAGGGAGAGGGTAGATTAATCGGTACACCGAGCATATTTTTGCGTTTGTTTGGCTGTAACTTAACCTGTAAGGGGTGGGCTTCTCCTGACTCGCCTTGGGGATGTGACTCATTTGTCTCCTGGTCAAAAAAGAATAAATGGACTTTTGAAGATGTGTTTAATTTCTATGAAGAAAACGGCTTTATAGAAAAATTAAATAGAGGGGATGTTTGGAAATTGACTGGTGGTGAGCCAAGCTTAAGACAAAAACCTCTTATTAAATTTATTGATGCATTTATTGAAAAGTATGGTTTTTTACCTCGTATAGATTTTGAAACTAATGCTACTTTAATGTTCGAAGAAATTTGGGTCAAAAAGTATAAAGCTACATTTACAACATCTCCAAAGATGTCTAGTAACGGAGACCCTGAAGAAAAAACTTATGTTCCAGAAGTTCTAAACTGGCATATAAAACAAAATTCATGCTTTAAATTTGTTGTTACAGGTGAAAAAGATGTTGAAGAACTTTTTAGAAAGTATATTACTTCTGATAAAGTAAAAGTGCCTAAGCATCTTATTTGGCTTATGGTTTGTGCCGGTTCTAGAAAAGAACATATTGAAAATGCTGCTTATGTAGCAGAACTTTGTAAAGAGTGTGGTTTTAATTTTTCACCTCGTTTACAATTAATTTTGTGGGATAAAGCACTGCGGGTTTAATAAGTTATTTATATGAAAATTGCATTCATGGGTACACAGTGTAACGGAAAGAGTACACTAATTAAAGAATTTATTAAAAGATGGCCTATGTACAAGGAGGTTAAGTCTTCATATAGAAACTTAATAAAAACAGGCAAAATCACTAATAATCAGGAGGGTACTGCAGAGTCTCAAAAAGCTATTTTAAACGCTATTATTGATGATACTCAAAACGCTATTGCAAAAGATGGTGATTTTTTAGTTTTTGATCGCTGTGTTATAGATAATATTGTTTATTCCCTTTGGTTAAATGAAAAAGGTAAAGTGTCCGATGAATTTATTATGGATACAAAGCGTATAGCTTTTGAGGCTGTTCGGGTATTTGATATTATCTTTTATCTACCTTTAAGAGAGGAAATTAAGATTGTACCTAAAAAAGGTAGAGATCTTGACCCGGTATACCGAGAAGAAATTGATAACTTATTCAGAGCTGTAGTAGGTACACAGGAGAAGAGTCAGGGAATTTTCTTTCCTAAAGAAGACTGTCCTGCAGTTATAACTCTTGAAGGACCTCCTGATCTACGTATTGAACAAATACCTATGTATATTAAGCCTTCTGGTAAGTTCTTTGATGAAAATGATGGATCTCTGTTAGCCAATATGTAAATTCGTATAAATAATAATACGAATTTATGTTTGATTTTACAGGTATAGTATCTAATGTTTTATTAGAACAACAACCAGGGGCTACACAGCAAGGTACCCCTAGCCCTAATAATCCTAATGCATCATCTCAGCAACAGACTGGTAGTAACAACCAGTCTTTATTAAAGACTCTATACAGTAACCCCAATAGTGAATTTGATAATCTTATTGCTGCTTATAATACTAAATTTAAAAGTAATATAGATCCTTCAGCAGCTGAATCTTTTTTGCAGTCAGTGTGTGCCCCTGGTTATTTTGCAGGTAAAACTCTTGAAACTGCTGGAGGGTATACCTTTATACCTATTTTTGATGGTTTCTTACTATATTTAGCACAAATTCGCACAAGCAACCCAAAAGCAGACTTTGAAACAATAAAGCAAAATTTAATAGCAGATCCTACACTTGCAGCTCAACACTTTAAACAAGTAATAGATCAAATCAAAAAAACCCAAGATGCAAATGAAGAATCTTATGTGCCAATTAACGCAGCTCTTGGTAAAGCAAAAGGGGTTTTAGACAATCAAGTTGATCTATTAAGCAAAACTGCCATAGCAGAATTACATAAAGATAGCGTGTTGGTTGCTGTTGAAAAAATTGTTGCAAAAAGAACTAGTGTAGTAAACCGTATTTCCCATTTAAAAGGATTAAAAAGACCTTTTAGTAGAACATTAATACAACCGCTTTTTTATAGTTATAAAAGCTTTGTATCAAGTACCCCCGGTAATTTGTTAGCAGGCTTGTATGGTGGGTGGCAAAAGAAAATTTCAGGAGATTTTCAATCTGCAGTCGACGATTTAACATCAAATAAATTAATGACTATTGCTATTTTAACCGGGGAGTACTACAAGTATTTGTTAAATAAAGTTCTTTCTGGACAAAGTCAAGAAAATCAACAAACAGTTAATGCAAGTTTAAATTTATTTGATACTTTTATAGGATCTATTTTACAGGAAGCCCCTCTTACATCTGCAGGTAATCTTGCAATGCAGGGCGGAACTAGTACACCATCTTCCCTTACACTTAATAATCAACAGCAAACTCAACAACAACA